ATCAGGAAGATCGAAGGCCATAAGTATGGCACTGAGAACTTGTTTAGAGCTACGGATTGCGCCACTGGCCACGTTGAAAGGTACGCCGGGGATGATAAGTTCACCATCTACACGACCTATGAACCTCGCCTGTCGTAAACATAGCGGGAGATGATCAAGTCCTTTGTAGGTATTACCTTTGCGACCATACACTCTACCCTTATCCAGTGTACCTCTGTTACCATTATACTTGGGGCTGATGTAGGCAGGTAACGTTACACGCTTTCCTTCGTACTCCTCCGCGAGCATAACGTTGTGTTCGGGTATCAGGTATGGGTATACTTTATTGATAAGTTTCACGTTGACGCCTGCCCGCATATCCTTGAGCAGGATGCGCTTGAATAACTCAGCCGACATAGGTTCAAGACACCTGATGTACTGATACACTGTGTCCCTTGCACCCTTGCCGCGAAGCTGTCCTTTAGACAAGACATCAAGGAGACGCCAAGTGGTAGGCCCAAACGTTTGATTGCCTGTACCTCTGAGGATCTCAGGCAGTTTACGAAATCCATATTTTTTAAAAGGGGAGTAGGTAGCCAGTAGTACCTGCTTCATGGGTTCAACATGAATGCGAGGTATGCTCTCCAATAACTTTATCTTCTCCGTCTTCTTTGGGTTGTGTGCTATCACATCTAAGATAGCAAAGATGTAGTTACTCTTCATATCCAACCTCGATTATAAAAAAATGTAGGTTAGCACTAAGTTTACAATCTTCTATATGCACCTGCATATTAGAGTCATCTCAGTACAAAATAACTTCAGTATCTCCGAATGTTTCTAAGACTGGGTCTATCTTTTCTTTTAACTCAGAGAGTAACATATTATCACCTCAATACAAGTTTACGAGCTTCGATTTTCTTTTCGATCCAGTTGATAAAAGCTTTAACTCGGGGCTTGCTATCAATCACTAATGCTATGACCCCACGCTTTTTTATCTTCTCGATCTCCCTTGCCTGTGCCATCGTAGCTTTCTTGCCCGGTCGCTTGAGTTCAACAAAGGCGACAAGACCAGTAGGAAATAAGCAAAGCCTATCGGGGACAGACCTCTTCCCCGGTGAGCTAAACTTATATGCGAGGCCGCCTAACTTCTTGACCTCCCGAACAAGAAAAGACTCAACTTGTTTCTCTAAAATTTTAATCACCCCCTAAAAAGTTTAGTTTAAAAGTTGCTATGTAAGCCTCTTTAGGAGTGCTATAGACCTTTGTACATAAGGTTTTATATTTATAAGTTCTTCTTCCGTAGTACTTACCTTGTCGGTTAACGGAAACTCCCGGCCAACCTGTTGTATTCTGTTGTGCTCTTCTGTTATGGGCATTAGTTAGTGGTGTTACGAACCTACAATTCTCAGGTTCGTACCCATTGTCATTATCTATTCTGTCTAACTGTAAACCTTCCACCCAACCATTTAGAAAGCACCAATTTATAAACTTGATAGGGTCTTTCAACCACGGAGGATACACAGATATACCTCGATCACCATAATCCAAATACCCGTGATCTTTCGGATTCCCACATCGCTGTTTCATGCTCCTCCAAACATGATATAGTGGGTGCCACGACATACCGTGTTTGTAGTTACCGTTGCAAGTGCCACAGTTATAACTGTTTTCCAACATCGCGAAGGATCTCCTTATACTCTCTCGCCCTTCTCAACTTACTGTACCTACCATGTAACCTGTTGAGTACTTCCTTCCTTGCTCTTGTAGCCATCTCATAAGAGAGAAGCTCCAACAGCTTGGCCTCTGTAAACTTCTTATCGGCCAACTTGGGGGCGAGTCCGTACCAAAAGACTAAGAGTTGTTCACACTCTTGCCTCTTGTCTACGAATAGGTGAATGGGTTTGAAGCGTTCGATAGCCACGATCTTCTCCTTTCTACTTATCAAGTCCTAACCGTTTTAGGTTTTCCATCACAGCACTCTCACCAGCTTCTACCTGAGATCTGCGGATAGCGGTCGTGAGATTCGGTTGGTCGAAACACGCTTCGTTGATAACCTTCTCACAATTCCTCAGCCATTTGGCCACTATTGGATTCTTCTCGAGATGTTTGTACTCTTTATTTAATCTTAGTTTAATCATATTTTCTTATACCTATTTAATAGTTCACCTTCGGCACCTAGCTTCAGGCCCTCAGCCCATTCAGGAACACGACACATGACCTCATACACTTTGTCAAGGGTCGTAACGTTACTATCCAATTCGAGTATGACCTCATCATGGATGGACATCAGTATCTTGTAGCCCTCCTTCTTAAGTTCAAACTTAGCATTACACAACATATCCCGAGCAAGGGACTGCACCACATTCTCCGTGATCCTGCCGGGGATGAGCTTGAGCCTCGACCATTGCCGAGTGTATGAGTTGATGCCCATATGGGTCGGCACTGTACCATACCGATCCTCTCGCAATTGTGGCTCGCAGTAGTATAGGTTACTCCCAGATGGTAGGGTCATCACCAACCAAGGTTTTCCGGTGCGATCTCTCTTGACCTGAAAGAATACTCTGCGGTACACAAACTTTTTGCTGGGGTTGAGGATGGCGGCGATGCAAGCATCCTTTAGTTTATACCACATACGCTTAATCATGGGGTGGGTTTCACGGTATACACGGATAGCATACTGTGCTTCTGACTGATCCAACTCCACACCGTAGCTCTTGGCCTGTGCCTTAAGACCTATGGCTCCAAGGTTATACCCCGCACCAAGGACAACAATCTTACCAAAGAATCTCTGATCTCCACCCTCACCTGTGTGGTTGACGTACTCCTCGTGGATCTCTTCATAAGATCGCTTGTAAAGGTCGGCGGCCATCTGCACATACTCATCCTTGCCTGCGTGGTGTAGTTTAATGATGCTCTTCTCCCCTGCTGTCCACGCTATGATGAAGTTCTCTATCGACTTGAAGTCAACTACTCCAAGGACTTTCCCGAAGGGTGCTTGGATCAGCGGTCGGATGAGGGCTTTGGCGGCGTACATGGGATCACCCAAAAGAATGGTTCCATCGAAGAATGATTTGATTGTAGCTCCAATATCATCGACTGTCGCTCTGGGTAGGTTATGGGCTTGAAAACCAAGACCGGCCCATCTTCCGGGAGCAGCCCCATAATATCTGAGATTGTTGTAGACTCGACCCCTAAATACCTGAGGAATAACCCTCTTGTATTTTTTAACAGCCGCACCACCAAGATCTTTTCTGATTTCAAGGACTGTACGTACTTCAGCAGGGAGAGAACCATCCAAAAGTTCTTCGACTGTCTCCGACTGCAAGTTCGTAATGTTACACCCCTTGGAGTTGACCCATTCTCTGATGGCCGCGATTTGTCCGACTGTCTTGACTTCTCCATCGGTAAGCTCCGGTAGTTTCTTTGCTCTACGTTGTGCGTAGAAGGTTATGGTTTCAAGTACCCGACGCGCTAGCTTGACATCTATGGGGAGACCGTTCTGATTTATCTCCACCGTCATGAGCCATACCCTCTGCTCGAGCGCTGACAGCTCATCGGATGGTAGTGCCTTCAACAGCCCGTACATGGTAGTGGTATCCCTGACAGCATACTTATAGAACTCTGTCAACTCTTCCTGCGTGTACTTAAAAGGAGGAGAGCAGATCTTCTTCATCAGTACCTTGCCCCTGCGATCCTTCTGGACTGCTAGTTTAAGGACTCGACCGACAAAATCAAGAGCTTGGGGGAAAGTGAATCGTCCACAAATCGCCATGATATCAATACAAAGTTCGATGGGAAGATCGGGAAAGCCGTAACGCTTTCCAAGTACGTTCCATACCCGCCAATCAAACTGCATGTTAAAGGCATAGTATCTACACTCCGGGTTAGGGTTAAAGGGACAAGAGTGACCCGGTAACCACAACCTAGCCGGGGCGTCGTTGATCTTATACGAGAGGCACACGATGTCACTGTTCCGAGTCCTCAGATACTTCTCTGTCCCCACAGTTGGTAGGTCAAGATCACTCCGAGTCTCAAAGTCCAGTAGTATCTTGTCCATGTTAGCCTCTTATCTTCGAGATCAGGTTGTTGGCGTTTGAAGTTACCTCGTCAAGGAGGACTTGACTTGCTCGGTCAATCCGATCCCGCATCCACTCGCGGTCACGATCTATGATGGGGGTTACGGATTCGAATTCACATTCGGCATCAACTCGGAGGGATTCGTAATTACCTATGTTAAATGTTCGTCCTACTCTGACTGTCAATTTGGTTGGTTTCACGGTTGCTCTCCTTGGAGGGGTGTAACGTTACACCCCTCCGGTTAGGACTATACTCCGTCCGGGTTAGTGGTCATCTGCTCTTCAGCAGTACTGTCATCACCGACAGCATCGAACGCATCCTCGGCCTTCTGCCGTCCGTCAAGACGCTCATCATCCTTGACTTTTTGCAGGTTGTTCAGGCCCACGCCGACACCCATGTTCCCCGCCGTATTGTACGGGAAGAAGTTGATGTCAGCACGGCACCAACAACCCGAGTAGAATTCCATCGGGTCAATGATGGGCTGAACATTCTCATCCACAATGCCGGGCTGATTCTTGTTACTGGCATTGAGGAACCAGAACCCTTTGTAGGAGGCATCCCGCTGTCCGGTTTCAAACTCTGCATCACCATCGCGGGGTGGTTTCTTCAGCCGAGGTACGGCACTGGCGGGGAACTTGTTGATCGCGAGGCCCTTGGCCACAGCTTCTTCAACAAGTTTCTTGACGAGGGCCAGTCCTGCTTTGTCATCCTTCGGCAACAGCAGGGAGATAGAGTACTTCATATCTCCCGAAGGGGTTTTGGCAGGCTCAAATACATGAGCGTAACTGGCACGAAATAAGATTGACGTTACTTTCTGTTCCATGTTCTTCTCCTTTTACGGTTTGACAGTTCGACGTTTTGTCGTGTTGTCGTATGTGTGTAACGTTACGAACTTAGGGAGCATGATGTCTCCCTTCCTGCTAGATCTCTTTACCTCCTTCCACACTAACAGGTTCAAACGCTGTTGTAGCCGACTTCTCGGCGGGTAAAGCAGGGCGCTTATCATTAATCCCAGTAAGCTGTGGTTTGCCGGGTGGTTTCTCAATGAGGGCCTGAAAGTCGGCGTCCTTCTTGAGCTTACGATCTTGCTTCTCCGCCTGAGCCGGACTAAAGAACTTGCCGGGTGGCCGCATCTCCGTAACTGACGAGTGGTTTTCAAGCCATGCTTCAGCATCTTCCTCACTCTTCCATTTCCGGTTAGACCTACCACTCACTAGCTTATAGCCGGGGATAGCCCTGCCGTGTTTGAGTTCTTCAACAGCGAAGGTCATCAACTGACTGATGTATTTCTTAATGTCCTCCGCCTTCTTAATCAGGGCCGCTAGTTCCTCGGGCCTGACCTGTGCCGTAGCAGATACAGCTTTGAATACGTGTTGCGCCTTCTCCACTGTGTCGGCATGACGCGCACGACATTTCATGGAGGCCGGACACCATCGGCACTGTTTCTCTCCCGGTGCGAAACGGGGAGTGGTAGACTGAGCCTCTGCCAATGCCGGTGCCAACTTGTTGAACACCCACTTCACCAGATCCTCATATGAGATCTTGAACTCATCGAAGTGGTCTTTAGGTGGTTGCACTATGTGGATATACACATCCTCAATCAGTGCAGGATAGCCTGCCGCACCTGCCCCGTATGCTAAGCCCTGCTCATTCATGTGAGCGTAGACTTGCACACCATGGCCAAACTTCCAGTCAATAACATGGAGGATATTGCGTGCGACATCGTGAATGATGACATCCGCAGTACCCCATACCTCACTCAGTCCAAAAGGGGAGAGATCCACCTTGGTTTCAAACTGAATAGTATACTCGCCTTCAATGTTGGCGATGATATTCTTGAGGTAATCAATGCAGTCCACGATATAGTTCTGGTCTTCCAGTTCAAGGTCAATGATCTGACCTTTACCTTTATCCCAGACTCTTGGAACTCTCTCATGTAGCATTGTGCCATGATTGGCATAGGAAGATGACTCTTGGATGGGTGCAAACTTGCTCTCATGGATGGATGCAGTACAGCGCATAATACGGGGGAGTTGGGAGGGGGAATAGACAGCGTGCAGTTTAGGGTCTGACATCAGCGTACCTCCATTATCTTTTTACCCATAGCCATTAACAGCGCGCCCACCTCATGATTAGTAGAATCTACAGGGAGTTGGATGTGGAAATTATCCTTATCGTAATCGAAATAAACTGAGAGTCTAAAGGTGTACTCTTCGGATTGGGGGTGCTTTCTGGCTATGCGGGTAGTTAGTTCTTGTAGCTTTTTCATGGTTGCTCCCCTAAGTGATGGGGCTAAGGGTGTAACGTTACACACCCTTAGCCCTTGGCTGTACTAGCCTTTGACGATCTCTTTCTCGATCTCATTCGTGACCCGTACAACTTCGGCCACGCCATAAGCTTCGAGCATGAGCGTTGTAATGCTGTTGAACGCAACGTTCAAGGCATTGTAGAAACGCACATCGTCGTCACCCACTTCCGCAATGCGGTCTTTCAGCAGGTCGCACTGGGAGGCGAACACACCGGAGGAACCCACGACCGTCTCGGTCAGGGTGTCAATGGAGTAGCGGCCATCTTCAGCCACTTCACCCACGATACCGGGGTCAACTTCTTCAACGGACTCGGCTTCAGCAACAGCCGCATCCACTTCAGCCTGATCAGCAGACGGTTCGGCACCATCTTCAGCCGGGGCTTCTTCCCCTGCTTCTTTGGCGGCGGCCCGAGCTTCGGCCTTGGCGATGGATTCCTGCGCCTTGAGGATAGCCTCATCCAGACCTTCGAACTCACCGATCAAGGTGTTGACTTCCTCGACCGACAGTTTCTTGTCCTCGAACAGAGGACGGACAGCCTTGGCCAGATCAAACTCCACCCTCTTCTGCTTGGACAGATAGGACAGCGGATCGTTGCCTTTCTTGACAGCGGAGGCCGCCAAGTCCACTACCTTGACGGTAGCCTTGGAGTTTTCATCCGTGATGTACCCGGCAGAGTCCTCGATCATGGCGGTCTTGAAATACTGCGGCCATTCCTGATCGGCTATCGCCTTGCACAGCTTGTTGAACCGGGCGATCATACCCGTTGAGGACATCGGCACGACAGTTTCCTGTGCGTACAAGCCCTCATCGATGGACTGAAGGACGCCGAAGGTATTACGGATGTCATTCTCCGACCATGACTCACCAAGGAACTTGGCGACAGTCTTGTAGCCTACGCCCTGAGACTTGGCGTTCATGAAGGGCTTGGACTTGCTGAAAAACGTGTGTCCGGCCTCTTCGTAGGCTTCGAAGTCAGCGAAAGGTTCGATGGTTCCGGCGATGGATGCCCGTACCTGCCGGACAGTCTCCAGAATGACGAGCATATTGGACGCCCAGTCACCCTTATTCTCATTCGCCATGATGCGAAGCATGGTTTCATCGTCGATCATTTTGACCGGGATGTCGATCTCGGTGATGCCTGCCTGCTGACAAGCTACCCACCTGTGATGACCATAGGCCAGTTCAACGGTGAACAGCGGGGTGCCGTCCTCATCGAACGCCTGCGGCAGACCTTTCAGGTAGTCGGCTTCGCTCTGGCCATCAGCAAGAACGATGCCCCCTGCGGCGGGACGGGCAAGCAAGTTGTCCCAGAAGTCGGTCTGCTTGATTGACTCAACGAGTGCGTCAACCTTCTCCTGAGAGATAGGGTATTTGTCCATGTCGCGAAACGAGTTAGCCTGAAGTTGCTCTAATTTTACTCTCATGTTCAATGCTCCTTTGCAATAAAGAAAGGGCGTAACGTTACGCCCCTAGGTTAGTTGACTTCGCACCCTGCGAAGTCGTATAAGTTGTCCTGCTCTTTGCACTCCCCGGCCAGTTCTCCAAGCTGTTACCGAGTCGAAGGTTGGTAACGTTACACCCCTTCAAAGAAAATTGTGGTGACGAGAAATGTTGGCATGGTACTTGCAAGCGAACTTTTTCCACGTTACGACCCTTTCACCTCTGAAGGTGGGTGCGGTTTCAAAGCTTTCTGTTTTCCTCGTAATACCCTTTAAACATAGCACATGACGAGGGCGTTGTCAAGCTTTTTCTTTGAGACAGTGAAAATAATTATGGAGTTAGAGCATTGCGTCTTGATGGCATACGGGGCACTCCACGAATATATCTTCGTACTCTCGATACATGAAATCCTCATGCTTACCTCTATGTCCACAACACCCACATACTATGATTAAAAAACTGGGGTCTTGCCAATACGATTTCTGCTCTGTCAGCTTAGCCTTCTGATCTATGATGATGTCTTCTGGTTTCATAACATCCTCCTTGGTTAGTAAGTCTAACTGCATAAGGGGTGTAACGTTACGAGCCTACACCCCTTAAACTGGCAGACTAACAATCCCAGAAACAGTCTATCTTCTTGGACAGCCAGCTTTTGAAGCCATGCTTACCAGAAGGGTAGTTGAAGCCTTTGGATTTCTTGACCATTATCTCTACCATGTCGGTCAGTCTATTGTTGCGAAATTCCGAAACATCAACATCACATCCACTCAACTCTCGTCCGGTTTTGGTTTCAGTAGCTTCCACAATGAGATTGATGTCTTTCAAGGCGGCATCCTCCAGTGCCTCAATCTCACTCATAAGTGTAGGTGTGTCAGGCACTACCTTGTACTTTTTCTTGAGCTTTGTCAGCTCAGTCCTGACCTTCTTCAACTCCGCCTTTGCCTCTTTCAACGTCATTGCTTTCTTTGCCATGTTCTACCTCCTGTAACAGTTTAAGGTTAGTAACAATACGATCTTTTGCTATGCACTCAGGACACTCAACGTAGGCACGGATGAATGTAAAGTCTGGTAGGACAGCATTAGACACCCGCACACCACATGTATGACATCGAATAAACATGATGTTACCCCGCATTAAATGATGAGCATACAACTCCCGGTTTTACATCTGGTGCCGCCTCCCCTACGTACTGCGCTGATACGTTATCGGGAGTGGATGCCCACGTACCCCAACTCTTTTCCCACTCTGATAGATCCTCACCACATCCGTCAGGGTGAATAAGTTTGGCACCCCGTTCATCCGCCGCACATACGACAGCCGAGTCGTATGTATCATAGTCGTCATTCTCGTCCTGCGAGATTAAAAAGAGTTTCATTTGACTGCCATCACCTTTCCATCCCTGACCGTCACGCTCGCATACCACCTGTGAGGCTCAGGATAATGTGGTCCTTCGACACTGGTAGTTCCATTCTCGAATACCGGATTGCCGAAAGGTGTGTTCTCTCTAATGGTCATGGGTTGCTTATCCCTGACCGCCTCTTTAAATGCCTTCTTGGTTTTGTAGTTCGGGTAGACGTAGGCCATCTTCTTTCTCCTTTTCTTCCGCTTCTAGTTCACGTTTAAGGTCAGAGTAGTCCTCCTCATCAGCGTCTATCTCTGCCTGTGATGGACCTAAATATGTAGGCATTACACCTCCACAGTTAATTCGTAGTGACCTGCTTTCCAATCCCTGATAGCCTTCTCTTGTGCAAAGGGACTAAGGCAAGTCTGTTTTCGCCAACGCAACTCTACCATCTTCCGTCCGGCACCAGTCATATTCAGATATGCGTATGACTTCTGCCTTTTGGTTCGGTGGGTTGCGAGATCCATGCCACTCGCTCTCCTGTCAAACTTAGGTAAACCCATGATGTCCTCCTCAAAGGGTGTAATGTTACACACCTGCAAAAGAACAGGATTCGGCACTCGGACGCACTTCTCTTCCCATGCCGATGCCTCTTACAAGGCTTTCCTTAATTCTACTGATCTCCTGTTGGTCAATAAAACCGTTGTGTATCATCTTAACAATCGCATAGAAAAGAACTTCAGCGTGTCTTTTCCGCCCATTCTTTTTCTTAAACTGCGGGGACGAAGGGCCGTTCAGACAAAGCAAATACTTATCTTTGTTGAATACCCCTACAATAGTGATGCCGATGTCTGGGTCACAACCTACAACCCGACCTGCGGCATTGTAATAGCCGATAGAGTCGGAGCTATGAACATACTCCATACCGACAACCTTTCCTTCATACTTTGAATAGTCCATTGTCTCTCCTTTCAATGTGTGTGTAACGTTACGAGCTTATCATACCTGATTCAAACCCATACAGCTTACGACCAGACGCCTGTGTAATGTAAACAGGTGTAAAGGCCGGGTATTCACCAGTCTCATAAGTCTTGACCAGTGCGATAGGCTCTTCGATTTGATTTCTGTTGACTACTTGGGGATTTGTCCATTCGCGTTTGTCTAACTCGCAGATGACGTCCCACTGGCCTGCTACTATTTCACCAGTGAACCGATTGTGGCGGGCGTAGATGGTAGGTAAGTCTCTCATCTTACGGGGTAAATGTTTTAGTCGTCTTGCCATGAAATATGACAGTTGACAGTTTTCAATTCCCATGCTATCCTCCTTTAAGAGTTTGTGTTTCTTTTGGCCCAGTCGTATAGATCATTATACCAGTAGTTTGCTAATCCAAGTAAACGAGCAAACGAGAATGGGACACCAAATTTAACACATGATGTTTGAAAACATTGTTCCATATCGTAGTGGTAATACTGAGACGGATCGGGGCCAAGAAAGTACTCATAATCTCCGTGTTCTCTTTTGTCCCATTCTCGTTTCCATGATTCCCTCTCACACAGATAGGCTTCACGGTTCCATGAAAGCTCATGCTGTTTGTAAGCATCTAATATCACATCAGCCATCTGCCAAGGTGTACACGTTTGTGCCATGCTGTCCTCCTTATAGGTGATTGTAAGTCCTGCCAAATATGAATAACCATGCTTCAACAACTGCTGTAAGTATTAGTATTTCTACCATGTTTCGTTATGTCCTCATGTTAGTTTGCGGTTAAAAGAAAAAAAAAGAAAAAAGAAAAAGCCTCATAAAGTGTGTAACGTTACACACTTTATGAGGCTTGCCGACTTCGTAGGGTGCGAAGTCGGCAAGTTATTGATTTTAGGCGTTAACAACTTCGAGCGTACCAAAACCGGCTTTTTCGTGATAGTCCATTGATTTCTGTCCGGTGATGTAAACGATCCGGGAAATGATATTGGGGTCGATTTTATCCCAGTCGGCTTCAATTTCCTCATAGAGCATTTCAAGCCGTTTGCAGACTGAGTTAGTCCGGTTTGCATCAGCTTCAGCCTCTTCAGATTCGGTCGGCTCATCGGCTACAGGTTTGTGTGCTTCCCAGAATTTCGCCCAGCCTGTAACGGCTGAAGTGGTCGCAGGAGCATTTTCAACCAACCAAGTCTCAATCACTGTAGCGTCGAAGTTGTACCCTTTCTCAGGGTCGCCATAACCGGCAAATTTGATGAGGCTTGAAACGTTACGCACTGGCAAGGTCGGGCAATATGTCTCAAGGGCCTGTGAGAAGTCCTTAGTGGCCGGATACTCGGCTTTCAGGATGTAGAGAGCCTTTCCGACTTCTCGGTGATTGTGACGGATGGTAGGGGCATACTCAGCGTTCTCAAGGTGATACAGGTTGATAGCTTCAATCGCGTTTTGAGCATTTTTGGTCAATTCCATGATTTTTCTCCTTTTTGAGACTTCGCAGGGTGCGAAGTCGGTTATTGAGCATTTGCTCAGTATCGGTGGCCGGATGTATCGCCGGTCACATTATAAGAGTAGTGCAGTTAGAGTGCCAATTAGTTTCTGAATGAAATTTAGTTTCTGAATATTGATTATTGTGAGTAAATTCAGTAACTTCGATCTTTTCGATGACCGTCGAATTGTAGCTATAATGTATCTTTTCTGGATTATGTAAACTTTCATATTTGTTGTATAGGTGTATAGGTTTTAGATATAAAATATAGGTATATAATAGGTCAATTATCTATAATTATAGGTCAATGGAATATCAGCAGGGCATAACTAATTGGGTGGATTTTGTGGCTATAATGTAGCTAAAAGTTTATAAATTTGAACCGTACTCATTTGAGTTATGGATATTATGTGTATTATCAGTAGTTTAGCAGGGAGTAGGAAGGTTTATAAATTTGAACATTTACTCATTTGTGCTTTTCATTGATGGTAATTAGTTGTGAAAGGGTGTAATGTTACATACTTAGAAATATAGTTATATACAATTAAATAACTTTGTGTTACTCATTTAATTGGCACGATAATTGCATATAAGATGAGCTAATTGTGTAACTGTTACACACCTTTTATAGGTGCGTAATACTAAGGTGTAGTATAATTATAGTATAATTATGCAACTAAATTTTTTCACTGGAAAGGTAATAAAATCAGTATGTTATGGGCGTTACACGCCTTAAAACTCAAATGAGTAATAAAACGTATTAGGTTGGTAACGCTCTAAGTGGTTGAAATCATTACATAAACAGCGGTGCTTATTAGTTTATTAGTTAATAATCCGGTCACGCATACTCCTATAGAACGTCTATATATCACTATCTACATATATATATAATTATATCTTATTATTATTAATAATATAATATATATAAGGGTAAGTCATTGAAATTACTCACCTTTTAGCTTATTATGGGTATTCATATGCAAGTAGTGTGCCAAGATATGAAGATACATGAAATAAATAAATAGATAAAAGGGTGTAATGTTACACGCCTTGGCATAACTCTTGCAGTTGCCGGGTCAATGGTAGTTAACGTCAACGTCAATTACTGTAGTATGAATATGAACTCACATTCACATTGCCGAACCTGAATGTGAGCTTACGTTCACATATGCCGAGGGGTTCGACTATTTGACAAGTATCGAATTGAGGGAAGGCACTTGCCCCCAAAGTCGTTCGACTCCGCGACCCCAAAGGGACCCGTAGTTATCAATGACACCAATTTTGAGCTAACCACAAAAAGCTTTGAACTAGGCTAGTAACGTTACGCCCCTAACAAATAATATTACACGATCAGAAAAAAGCTTTGAGAAATAATTTCAAAAAAGACTTGACAACCACTACTGAGTGTATTAGATTCAGAATAGAGGTACTATATCTAGAAGGTATGTAACGGTTACACGAAACGGTGCTCCTATATGCAAGAAGTATGCCAAAAATTCGAGATAGCAAAAGAATCTCACAAGGCTCGTAACGTTACGCTCCTACACCTCCACTCGGGCTTGACCCCCGAGCATACAAGGGGTGTAACGTTACGAACGAAGCGGAGCGTTCGTCCGAACGATCAAAAGAGGAAACAATGGTTGAGTTAGACTGGGGACTCCTGAAAATCCAACACGAAGTATTTGGATCGAGCTTTGAGCAACTCGCGAAGGAGTACAATACTACTGTTCACATGATTAAGTATGCCGCCGAGGAACAGGGATGGAAACAACTTCCTATTGCTCAGGCGGCCAGAGATTGGCAAGACGTGGGCGTGGTAGACGAGGTCACGGATGAACTGATGGATGAAGTTCAGCGTCGCCTCACCATTCTAGATACTGTCAAGAGAGCCGCAATCTCCCCTCGCTATCACATTATCGAGGCGGCCATACTTGGCAAGGTAGAGCAGATAGTTGCCACAATGGATTCAACTCTGCCCACAGCGGCGGCACAGTTGAAGGTGTTGACTGAGGTAGTGGCAAACCTGTCACAGCAGACGGGTCGAAGTGCCGCCGCACAAGAGGAGAAAGGTTCAGGCGGAATAACAGTCAAGATCCTCACGCAGGTCGGGGATAATGCTAAACAGGCCGTCCAGATTGAGGCCCCATGATGATGGTAGTCAGGTTGCTCTCCTGCACTCCCCATCAGCTCAGAGGGGTGTAACGTTACACCCCTCTGAGTAAACGGAGGTAAGAATGTCTATATTAGGTATAACCTGTCAATGTTGTGGATATAGGTATGTATACGGACATTACTGTCCTAGATGCTCTCACCAAGTAAAAGAATAACATGGAACTAAGCTTACCACATAGATTTCAACATCGCGAATACCAAGTCGAACCTTGGAATGAAACGATGCATGAGGATTTCAAGAGAGGGATCTTCGTCATTCCCCGCCGGAATGGGAAGGATATCCTCTCTTGGAATATCCTCATAGCCAAAGCAATGCAGAGACGAGCACTGTATTACTATATGGCTCCCTTCTACAATCAGGTCAGGCAGATCATCTGGGAAGGTTTTGACTTTGAGGGGAAAAGATTCCTAGATTATATCCCGCCGGAACTGATTGAGAATAAAACCAAGCTCGATATGAGGATAGATCTCGTAAATGGAAGTCAAATTAAACTCCAAGGATCTGACCAAATTGACAGGATCGTTGGAACGAATCCGTACGGAATTGTATTTACTGAATTCTCTCTGCATAAACCCGAAGCTTGGGATTACCTTCGCCCGATACTTGCAGAAAATGGTGGATGGGCTATCTTCAATGGTACTCCACGTGGACAAAATCACTTCTACGACCTCTATAACTTTGCCCTCGCACACCCCCAGTGGTACGTCCAGTATCTCACCTGCGAAGACACGGGAATCCCAACAAAAGAAGCCATCCAAGACGAAATAAAATCAGGTATGCCCGAGGCCAGAGCCAAGCAGGAGTTCTACTGCTCATGGATGGCGGGTGTTGTGGGAGCGTATTTTGCGAATCTTATTGAACAAACAAGGGCGGATGGTAGAATTAAGAATGTGCCTCATGATCCTTCGCTTCCCGTTTATGATGTGTGGGATTTGGGCGTTGGTGATGCTAACGCTATATGGTTTTTTCAACTCCTAGGCAACGAGATCCGCTTGATCGATTATTATGAAAATGTGGGTGAGGGTATGCCCCACTACATTAAATACTGCCAAAGCCTACCTTATGTATATGGTGAACATTTCGCTCCTCACGATATCAAAGTACGTGACTATTCTGCAGATGGGCGCACCAGATGGGAAATAGCACGTGATTTGAACTACGAATTTACAATTTTAAGTAAGATGTCCAAGGATGAACTGATACAAGGGGCGAGATCGATAATTCCAAGGTGTTACTTCGACACTGATAATACACAGCCGGGCGTACATACGCTCATGAACTATAAGAAAAGGTACAATGAGCGCGAGCGCACGTATGCGAGTAAGCCTCTCCATAACTGGGCATCAAATGGGGCGGACTCGTTTCAGTATTTAGCACAAGCGGTTGACATTTTGTCAACTTCAATGGTTCGGAAGGTTCCTAGAGTGATCAGATCAGCGGGAGATCCTAGGGCAGACCTCATAAGACCGGGTATGCACAGGGCTTTTTCACTTAACAACGGTGCTTCCCTTTCCGTAGATGATATGTACCTGCTCGGGGACGAGAATCGCGGAAGGGTAGTAACGTCACGACCCTCTAGGAGAGTTATCTGATGGATAATCAAACCTGCCGAAGAACATATCAAACTCTTAAGAGCGAGAGGAGCAACATTGAAGGTATCTGGAGCGTCATTGAGCGTTTCATCTGGCCGTTTCGCGGGGATATGTTTCAAGCCCACGGATCAGAGAGTGAGATACGTTGGAGTAGGGGAGAAATCTACGACTCAACAGCGATTGAAGCGAATGGAAACCTCTCGGCATCTATTCAAGGGGCTATTGTCCCATCCGGCGTTCAGTGGTTTGACCTTACCTTCTCAGAGGGAGCGCTTCGAAATAGCAACCCGGCCAATGTATGGCTTGAAGAATGTGCCAGACGCGTGTATTACGCCATACAGCTAAGCAATTTCAACCTTGAAGCGGGCGAGCTTTTATCAGATCTAACATCCTTCGGAACGGCGGCGATGGCAGGGGAAATGGTAGGATCAGATCTGGATATGAAGGGTTTCAATTACCAGTCAATCCCGGTTCGAGAGTGTTTCTTTGAGACAGACTACAAAGGGGACGTTATCCGGTTCTTCAGGGAGTTGAACTGGACACCCCTTCAATTCCTCAGCAAATTTGGGGACAAATGTCCAAAAGATATACAGGATAAAGCCAATGAAGGAAAAGTCGATAGACAAAAGCTCATCTTCTGTATTTACCCACGACCGGGTGCGGATAACGCCGATACCTCCAAACCGCTTGCACCTCAGCTCCGTCCCTTCGGGTATAAATACATTCTACTCAAGGATGCGTCGCTACTCGGAGAGGAAGGCGGCTATTTTGAAATGCCTGTCTTCATCCCGAAGTGGAGAAAATCCGTAGGAAGTAAGTTCGGGTATTCGCCCGGCATGATTGCTCTGCCAGATGTGTTGACAGCCAACAAGGAAATACAGTTGATCTTCCGCGCGGGAGAAAAAGCTGTAGATCCACCTATTATTGTACCGGACAGGGGACTGCTTTCAGATCTCGACCTTAGTGCCGCAGGTCTGACAGTGGCAAGAGATCCGGCGGCTGTCAAGACTCTGGAGAGCAAGCAGAGATTAGATTTTGCACAGCTTTTACTGGGTGACATTCGTGACAGTATCAATTCTAAGTTCTTCAGCGATCAACTGAAGCTCAGGGATGCGGATCGGATGACCACAGTAGAAGTTCAGATGCGTTATGAGCAGATGCAGAGATTGTTTGGCCCCACTCTGGGTAGGATTCAGAGTGACTGGCTTGATAATCTTATTCAGGTCACATTCAACAGTATGTACCGGGCAGGTAAACTGCCTGCGCCGCCTCAGGAAGTCCTTAAATACAATCCTACCATAGACGTTCGGTATCTTGGGCCGATGGCCAGAGCACAGAAACTGGATTCTGTTGCCTCTATCGAACGGTGGATGGGCCAGATGGGTGGGATGCTTGAGATTTATCCTGAACTCAGGGATCTGGCTAAGGCGGAGGACGTTGGGCGCGAGACAGGTAGACTGCTCAACGTACCTACGCATCTGATTAGAAGTAAAGCGGAAATGTTGGCTCTCAAGAAGCAGAGGGAAAAGCAACAGCAGGAAATGCAGGCACTCGCGATGGCTAAAGAAGGATCTGAAACGGTTCGAAACTTAGGTGGACTTGAAGCAATACAAGGAGGAGCAGGTGGACAGGGACAAGGTCAAAATGCCGCAGGCGCGCAGGCGGCCTAAATATAACGAAGAGACTCTGCGTCGTGCAGGGATAATGTTCCGAGCTTTTAGCTCACCAGACGGAAAGGAGGGACTTGAATTGTTGTGTGAGGAGTTCCATGATGGTACAACTTTCAGTGAGAACCCCCACGAAATGGCCCGCTTAGCGGGGAGGCGAGAGGTAGTCCTTTTTATTAAGGATCTCATGAATATCGCAACAGAAAATTTCGGAGGAATTGATGCTTTTTAACTTAAATAGGATGAAGATGAAACTACGGAGTATGGCCGACGACGATGATGGCGGCGGTCAGGGGAATGGAGAGCAAGACTGGGTACAGACTTTGCCCGAATCAATGAGGGAGTGGGATGAGGTTAAAAACTCAGACTCTCCTGAAGCATTTGCAAAACAGATTGGTGATCTCAGGTCTCACCTCGGAAACTCAATACGGATTCCGGGTGAGGATGCAGGTGAGGAAGACCGGAAATCCTTTCTGGAGAAGCTCCAGAACCATGTTCCTGAGCTTGTTCCGGCAGTAGACCTTGAAGACCCTGAAGCAGTTACCACGATTCTCAGGTCAATGGGTTTGCCGGAAACGGTTGAGGGATATAAGATGCCCGATCTCGACACACAAGGTTTGGAAGTAGATCAAAACCGTGTCGATACCATGCTCCCAATCATGCACAAACTGGGTATCACACAGAAGCAGGCCGCCGGACTGATTGAAGCGGTGGCCGAACTGGATATAACCGCGTCTTTAAATGCTGAGAAGGCCCACAAGACCGAACTTGCGGAACTATCAGAGGAATGGGGTGTCCGGGAAGACCGGAGAAGAGACCTCGTTCTGTCGTTAGCTACCAAAACGAAGGCTCCTGAGGGTTTGATTAGTGCCATCAAATCGGGGACGGTTGATGCAGGTACGTTGCGATGGATGCACGGACTTGTTGGTCAGCTTTCCGCCGATGGGCAGGAAATCCTTAATCAGCACAGCGACTCCGGCGGCATAACCAAGGAAGAGGCTGAGAGCAAAATCAGCGAAACGATGAATAACAAAGCCCATCCTTATTGGGTTGCGTCTCATCCCCGCCATCAGGCGGCACTCGACCAAATGGTTAAACTGCGGGAAATCGCAAGCGCGTAACGTTACTAACCTTTAACCCACTTGAGTCCGTTTTCGGGTAGCTCACAGGGAACGCTTGAAAACTTTTCTTTCAACTTTTGATAAGGAGGCTCAACGTGGCTATCACAATCAGCAAAGCTTATATCGAGACATTTGAAGAAAATGTCCGCCATCTGGCACAGCAGTCAGAGGCTCGGCTCCGTAAGCACATCACGGAGAAAGGCAAAAACTCCCAGAAGCATAACTGGGATCGTCTGGCTCCCGGTTCGGCTGTCCAGAAGTCTTCGGCCCGTACCGCGACCCCCGCAAGGGATAAGGTCTGGTCAAGACG